TCATTCAACTCCTTTAGCGGTAAGCTGTCTAGAGATTGTGAGTAGGTACTTTGTGCCGTCAATATCAGGCATAGTGTCAATAGCAATCTGAATTGTATCATACTTAAGGGTGATTTTTTCATAGGTTCTATACTCTTCATGTTTGATATGCTCTAGAGAGTCTATCTTCTCGAAGTAAGTATCATTTGCTTTATCTATAGAATCAATAAAAGATATTACTTGGTTAGTATCTTGCTCTTGTACATATTCATACCTGTATAAAAGGTAGACAATAGCAAAGAAGAAAATAAAGTTAAGTTTAATCGAGAGGTTTTTCATTATCGTGGTTGAATTTATGTCTGTCTATCTTTTCTAAGACTTGGGATAGTACACTGTTATCTATTACTCCTACTGTGTGAGCATTCTTAAGAGCACTAATTAGTTGAAAAAGAATAAAGGGAGCACAAACAGTCTCACTTAACCAAAATGTACCATCAAATCCTTTCTCTACCAAAAGAACAACAGCTAGTATAACTACCCAACCAACTAAAGTCTTGATTACTTTTAGTGCTTTACGAGTTTGAAAGCCTTCTTTCTTAGTTCCAGCCCATACACCAAAGAAACCATCTAAGGTAACAACAGATACTATAGCCAAAAACTGCTCAAAGTTATCAGCAGTTAACTTTAAAAAATATGTACCTAGAAAAGCACATACTGTGGATGCGGCAACTAGTATTGTTGTCTTCATTCTTAAGAGTTGTATGCTACTACAGATCCTGAAGCAAGTGTAATAGAAGAAATAGTTGTATCTTGAGGTACAGTAATCTTAGTTAAAGTATTCAAACTAACAGCAGACAATCCTAAACTAGTCATCAAACTATTACCGTTCTGATCTAGGATAGCACTAACTACAGCAGTAGCGTTAACTACAAAGTATTGAAAGCTTCCTGTTACAGGGCTAGTACCACTAATTACTTTAGAACCTTTTAAACCTACATTGTCTCCAATGCAGCATACAATTGATTCAATGTGACGAAGCCTTCTGGCTTGTTCTTTGAGCAAATCATTATTTTCCATAATTTTATTATCGTTTCGACATTAAGTCCGACCTGAGTCCGAGTTATACAAATTTACTTTATTTAAAAATAAAGTCAAGTTACTTCTTATAAGGCTTAGGACTAACATCCAACCCTTTTCTATCTCCAATTAAGTTCATAAATGGATATGAAAAAGGCGTTGATTCATCTTCTTGACCTGTTTTTATTTTTTCTATTCTTCTTTCAAACCAAACACTTAACTTGTTAGCTCTCACTCCAATTTCTTCTGGAATAGGTTCTCCTCGTTCTACATATCTCAAAGCTTGACTCTCTAAATCCTTCATCTCTTTCTTAAATAACTTTAATTCTTGAGCTAAACGAGTCCTAGTTGGCATATACTCTAAACCTTGATGTTCTTTTGTGTAACGAGTAACAAGTTCTTTAGTATAAGTCTTAGGCGAGTAAGCGTTAAAAGCTCTGTTCTGAAATTCAATAGACTTAGGACCAATAAACATTCCTTTAGCTCCCATTACTTCCATTGCTAATATAGCTAATCCCATTTCTCCTGCTTGCATAGGATGAGTTTTATCCCAGTCTACTTTATTAGAATTTGAACGATATCTATAATAAGGATCTGTAGTAAATAAATCATCACGATCTGTAATGAATTTCTTAAATACACTTGCAGGTCCTAATAAACTCCACAACATCCTATCTGCAAGACCTATACCGTTTGCTTTTTCAGAACCCCAAGTAAATAATGCTTCATTCATTCCCCATAGAGTGAATACACCTTCAGCTTCATTTGCAGTTCTCTTAAGTGCTAAACAAACATAATCTTTCCAATCTGCTTGAGCATCTTCCTCACAGTTTAAAGCAAGAGACATTTGAACGATTAAATTGGCTAGTAAAGTAAACGTAGTAAGCTGGACAGCAAACTGTTTTAAACCTGCCTTATCCACTTCAGAACTGTACTTCCACGTATTATAGAAGTTACCCTGATCATAATAAATAAAGTCTCTTAAGAATCTAGTAGCAGCTATATGAGAACCTACTGTTCTTACTCCAGAACCATAGTGAATAGTCTCTACTCCCCAAGTTGATTTAAGATCAGGTATAATCCACTTCTTTAAGAACATTACTGATCTAAACCATGCATGCTTAGAAGCAGTTGGCTGAGCACTTAAAGCATATATACCCTGTGCTCTTTCATTTGCTAACTGAACATTGTTTCTAATCTTATTTATAAATTTAGGACTAACTTCTACGTTATCTTTAACCTGGATTATACCGTCTTTTAATTCAAAAGCATCTTTAAGTGCTACTGTTTCATCACTGTCTTTTTTCTTTACTCTGTACTTATTTAAGAAAGTATAGGTAGTTACAGCAGCAATATCAAACTCTGTATAATCCCTCAAGGTAGAAACAGATTTCCAGACTTTACCATATTTTGCAAGACCTTTATTATTAATCTCATTTGCTTGGTTAGCAGCTCCCTGTGTTCCTATAAAGTAATCAACTAAAGATAGTCTAAAAGGTTTTGCTCCAAATTGATTATATGCAAGATAAAACTCTTGCGAAATACCAGCAGTATCTGCATGTGCTTTTACTAAGTCAGCAGCAGTAAGATGGTAGAAGCCTAATTGAGAATATATCTTAAGGTGTCCGCTAATCCAGTTTTGTGGTAAGTTTATAAGATTAAGTCCAAGTGTCTTAAATCCTGCAAAACTTGTAACACCACTAATAATAGAATTGGAAGTTTTTTTCCAAGGTGTATCAGACTCTAAGGTTTTACCATACAACTCACGATCAATAAGATCTTTGATTACTTTAGTAGAATCTGTTATACGTTCTCCCTTATCTGTTACTACACTTTCCATAGCAAGAACAGTAGATTGATACTTACGCATCTTTCTGAATCTTTCAGATGAAGTAGCGTAAGAAGCCATAGCAGTCATGATATCATAAGACTGCTGTTCTATAGGAAGAGTACGTGCATAACGATTGAATAGTCTTCTAGACTCTCTCATTACTGGATCGCCAAAAGCATCTACTTGATAAGCTGCACCAAAGATATCTTCCTCATCTGAGAAAGCCTCTCTGTCTCCTGAGAAGAAACTAGTAACATTCTTAAAATAAGTCTTAACAATATTCTGTTTAAGTTTAATTTGATCAATAACTTCTCCAGGTGTCTTTCTCAGTCCTGGAATCAAATCACCTAACTTATCCTTTTGATACAAACCTTCCTGACTTCTGTAATGTAAGTCAGTCATTCTATCAAGAAGTCTTTTACGACTATCAGATAGGTTATCGTAGGCTTGGTTATAGTATTGTCCTCCTGTAATTTCTTTAAATGTAATCTCCCCTGGCTTATAGTTAGGATTTTTAAAGTCTGCATTTACTGCAGCCTTATACCATAAGGAAGAAGGAGCATCTTTTTGTATGTACTTAGGATCGTTAGGTCTAGTAACCCTCCACATAAAGATAGGCTCTACTACCTCTACTGTTGAACGAAGATTAGGATCAAACCTATATTTAGTAATGTGGTTGTTTTTATACCAAGTAGAGTTTTTAAATGCAACATTTACTAATGCTTCAATAGACTTTTGGTCTAAGTCAGGATTTTCTGTCTCTACCTTTGTTCTAATAGCATTTACTTGATGTTCAACTGCAGTATTGTAGTACTCAGAGTTTACGTTAGATTGAAGTCCTTGAAGCTGTTCTATAAGTCCAGACAGTCTAGACTTAGTATCAGTGTCTAATGGACTATCTTGTTTAAGCAAAGCTTTAATATTTTCAATCTCTTGTTCTATTTCTTTTGCTTTTAGTACTTGCTTTTCAGTAACATCAATAGGATCGTAAACTCCATTCTTATCCTTGTTACCTTTTAAAAGGTTAAACAAACTAGAGTACAAGTCTGTAATAGAACCTCTACTACTAAGCAACTCTTGAATCTCGTCTAAGATTTCTTGTCTAGTATCGTAAAACTCCTGAGTGTAAATAGTACGGGTGTGAACTGCAGCCCAGTTATTATAACTTTCTGGAGTAATAAACCCTTTAGCTAACTTAGCTTTTTTATCTGCAAGTACTTTCTCAAATACGTTCTTACTATCGTCAGTTAAAACAAAACTAATTACACTTAAATTTCTTTTGTTTTCTTTCCATCTCTGAATAGCTAAAGCATCTTCGTACTCTTTTCCCGTCTTTAACTCTCCATCTGGAGTATACAAACGTTCCAACTCATTAAGTTCTTTTTCTTTCTCCTTAAGTTGTAAGATAGTATTGTCATCTATTTCTCCTGTTCCAAACTCTTCTCTAATAGCTCCTATCTCTTGATAGATTTTGTTTCTTTTAGCTTTTATATCTTCTGGAAGAAGCTTTTGAATATCATAATACTCTTGTGTAAATGGACGCTCAGTATACTC